TTAGAGCGCCGGATTGTGGTTCCGGAGGTCGTGGGTTCGAGACCCATCATTCACCCCTAATGGGGATTCTTTCAGAATCCCTTTTTTTGTGTCTACAAATAAGAGTTCTTTTTGTTTTAAAATCAATGTTTTAGGTTTGAAAACTGGATTTAAATATTCGGTTCGGTAGACCTTACCGTTATAACTGAGCTCTTTACCGAACCCTATTTCAACAAAATTCATCTTTTCTTGTGGCGAAGCCATATGAAAGACTGATTTTAAACTTTTTAAATGATTTATTGCTATTGATAAATAGGTGTCAAAACTTGATTCCACAGACTTTATTTTCTCAATCCCAGAATTAACTAAGTTCATGTCGATTGAAATTTTTTCACGCCATTTGGCATACGTTGAATCATCAATTTTGTTATCCAGGTACTTTTCTTCTAAATTTTCCTGCTTGGTTAATAAAGCTGCTTTTTTCTTCTTCAGAACCTGCACATCTTCTAATCCATCTTTATATTTATCGATTATCATATCATAAATATTTCTCTTCAGATAATCAAGCTGAAGCTGATCAAAACTTAATTCGTCCAAAATATCATCAAAAAGAGCATTAGCTTTTTCTGCATTATATGATTTACGATGAGTTGCACACTCATAATACCAATAATACTTTGTTCTACCTTTAGATTTACCACATGTCAAAGGTTTTGCGCAAACAGGACAAATGATAGAACTCTTTAAGTAAGCAATTTCATTATATTTATTTACTTCTTTTCCTTCGCGTTTAATTAGTGACTGAACACGATAAAAAACATCTTCCTCAATAATCGATTCGTGTAGACCAGGAACATACGATTCTGTTTTATCTTCCAATTTTATTTTAATATGTCCTATATATGCATAATTAGACAAAATTCTAAAAATCGCGTCTTTAGATTTTTTATTGAATCCTTTTGGCACTAAAATTCGTTTTATTTCAGCATAAGAATAGTTCTGCAGATATAATTCGAAAATCATTTTAACTAATGCAGCCTCGTAATAATCAACAGTGATAATAGGTTTTCCAGAATTGTCACGTTCATTACGATAACCAAACGGAGCTTTACCCATCCATCTACCTTCCTTTTTCGCACGATTAATTCCAAAAACAGTTCTATCTTTAATCACCATACGTTCCACTTGTGCTTGCATTAGCATAGTTGTACGCATTTGGAAATAAAATGGATTCTCTGGAGGAATTGCAATCGGCTCATTGATTGAAAGAATTTTAATATCGTAATCTTCTTCAAACTTCTGAATTACCGTCAAAGCTTGTTGTAAATTGCGACTGAAACGATCATATTTTAAAACAACAAAATAATCAATGTGTTTATGATTTAGTTTTAAGAAATTCTCTAAACGCTTCCATGCCTTACGGTCAAAATCTTTTGCAGATTGACCTTCATCGATAAAAGTATCAACTAATTCATAATTATTTCGATAACAATATTCTGTTATTTTCTCAACCTGACCACTAATTGAAAAATTAGATTGATCCTCGTTACTGATTCTTGCGTATGCGACTACTTTTTTCATTTTGAATTGGATGAGATGTTATTAACGACAATTTTTGCTATCAAATCTAAAAATAATTTTTCACGATCTGACAATTCTCTGACTTGAGTGTCGGAATTATTAGATTTTGAAGTTGATATTTTTACGATTTTTGACATTGATTTATTTATTCTTTTTTTCTAAATACATTTTGGCATATTGAAATCCTATACATTCGCACCCTTTATTCTCACCTATATTAATATGACAATTAAATTGCATATCATAAGCTAAACATTGAAAAGCAGCATCAACATTATGAGGTTCTTTATTTGCTTCAGAATCAAATTTAAAAGCACATGTTTTACACATTTTTCCAATATTTTTAATCTTAGCACCTTCTACAGCATAATTTGATATAGTTTTTCTTTTAAATTCATCCGAACTCATTTCTTTGAAATTCTAATAAATTCAGTTATTTTACTTTTATTAGCATCTATCGAAATGTTTTTCATAATTCTATCTTCATACGAATATGCGTTTTGATGGCACCATAATTTCAAATATCTTTTAAATGTTGTAGAAGGTAAGTTTGCTAATAGCGTATTAAATTCCTTGCAATCATTAAGTAAATCTTCTTTGTTTACGAAAATTGGAAAATTCCAATCTTTAAAAAAAATATCTACCCAACGTTTAAATACTAGAGGAATAGACTCGATATTTTCTTTTACATCATACTTTATCGCATTATCTGCTAATCCTAATTCTTTAAATTCTTCTGGAGTAATTTCTATAATTATTTTCATCTGTTTATTTTTAAAACTCAACCCTAATAAGTAATAGGGTATAAAGTGTAATTTTGTAACTATTTAATTTTCAAACCTTATTTATCCGTACACTCTGTACAGATTTTGTAATTATTGAAGCTTTAAAGCTTCTTGGACAATTTTATAATGATTTTCTGTTGTGTAATTATTTACGATTTGATAGTATGCCCTGGTGTTAAATTGAGCAGAATAAGATCCAATTGACGCGAACGTTGGAGGAATATAAGTTTTCATAATCTCCAGCATTGTTGGTAAATCAACTGGATCGGTATCGAAGCCATAACCTAACAGTTTACCGCTCTTTATCTCGTAGAACAGATTAACAACTTTTTGAGATTTAAGCATCGTCATTTTGACAATATGAAACTTAAAATTGATCATTAGATAAATTCGTTTTCGTTCTCATCTTCTGAATCTTCAATAAAAGTCAAACGAATATGTTCGGTCGTTTTCATTTTTGGTTTAGAACCTTCATAAACAACATTACCATGTTTATCAACTAAAGGAATGTTCACCATAATGCGATCCTCTAATTCATAATTATTAACCTTACACCATGCATTTAATTTTTTCTTAAGACCTGCAGAAGTTAATTCGGACAAATACTTCGATTTTGATTCCTGAACATTCTTCAAAACTTCATCTTTCACAATTGTTAACCCTGAAATAGTAGGTATATATCGATCGGCCCAATCTTGGAAATGTCTTCCCATTTCTGAGATATACGAACGAAGTAAAATATTTCCACCTGGAGCTTCAATTTTTTCTTCAGTTCTTAAATAAAAAGATGTTGCTTGAAACACGAAATTTAAAAAGTCGAACCATTTTTCAGAATTCCAATCCGTGTAAAGAGTGTAACCAAAATCGTCTTTTGGTTCGCGTGCTTTTCTGTCTTCATTCTTGGCGTGATAATAATCGGAAAACCCCATTATTAACTGACGTCGAGCCGAAGAACCTGAACGATCTCTTAACGAATAATTGGAAGTAAATACAATTTTTGGCGAATTCTGATACGAGATTTTGACTTTACTTTCAAACTTGACGTTAACTGTCATTTTACCTGTTGTCGCAGAATAAAATCGTTTGAAATCAAAATTTCGCTGTACGTCGTCTACGATCATCAAACCTGTATGAGCATCCACACCTTCGAATAAGAATTTATCATCAAAATCTCCCTTTCCATCAACATCGTGTACGCCCATAATAAATCTCATGGCTTCAAAAAATAACGATTTACCAGCTCCACCTTCTGCAACATCATCTTCAAGAACTGCATTATCCAAAGCGAATGGCGACCACGCTTTTGTAGGGTTCTTGAATCTGTGAGCCAAATATCCGAAAGTAAAAATCTTGTTCACCAAATGCTGAACTTGTTCACTATTTTCCTCTTCAGATAAATATTCAGATTTAATTTTAAACTTAGAACGTTCGTAAAAATCCTCTTCTTTATATCCTTTTTCAATGTAGGCAGCACGTTCTTTCTCCCAGTACACACGAGAAGTTTGTATCAAGTAATTCAGATAATCGCAATCATTTTTCAAGATTTCGATATCATATATATCTTCTCCAAGTTTAGAAATTTTAAAATATGGCGAATCAATTTCTAATTTTGATTTGATATCATATGCTGAGATTTCAGAATCTGCCTCATCTTTTATTAACGAATCAATCAGCTGAGATTTCAATACATAATTATCAAATTTGAAATTTTCTTGCACACCTTTTGCATCGACTTTAAAACAACGATTTCCAATGAAAAAGAATTGACCATCTGGTGTATAATTTCTAAAATCTAACGTACGATTGTGCATGTTAGCCAAATGACTATCCGTAATTTTCTGAGAAGTAATCATCATATTCAACAATGCGTGTGGAATTTCTTTCACTCCCAACTCATGCTGTTTTGCTAATAAAAAATTACGGAAGTAGTCTTTAATCGATTGCGTAGTTTTCAATTCCTCTACTACGTAACCTTGTACGCGAGCAAAGTAATATCCGTCTTTTTTTGCAGGATCATCAATTCTACAAAAACCATTTAAACGCAGAAAATAAAATGCATACATGTGATGAAAGTTGTACGAAACGCGTCCTTCTTTACTTACCGAAACTTCCCAAAATTGCGCAGGCATCGAAAGGTTGAGCATTTTCTGAACATTATACGTCACTTCATTGATTGGACGTCGACCTTGTGATCGAATATAATCTTTAAAATCTTTGTGTGATTTTTGTGTAAAAAACTGATCCAACCATAAAGTTCGAACAGATAAAAATTCCAATGCCAGCTCTTTTCCTATACGTTTTCCAGTCGCATCTGCATCAGGAACTAAAATAACTTCGTGAGCATATTTTTTTAATTTCTTAATCAAAAAACGATCAGGCTTTTCTGTTTCAGAATTAAACCAAATTGGAAATTCTCCCAAACTCAGAAAATTAAGTCCATCACTTCCTCCAGTTGCAAGAACCGCACGTTCTAATTTAAAATCGATGTCAGAATCTTTCACATCACTTACATCAATTTCTTTTTTATCTGCAATTTTTTGACGCTCTTCTTCGAATCCTTTATTGAATGCTTTTTTCAATCGATCTAATCCAAAAACAAATGACTTTGGTTTATTTCCTAAGTAACGGAAACGTCTATCTTTACCATCATCACTCCATTTCTTAGCGCCTTTTGGCATATATACTTTCAGCCATTGCTCCTTATTTTCATTTTCATTGATGAATGCTAATATTGGAAATTTATCTGTTGAGCGAAATGTATAAACTTTCTTTTTCTCCAGGTTATAATAGCTAAACTCGACCAACGAATGAAGATTAACAGACAAACAATGCTCTTCTTTAACAAAAGGTCCTAAAATATCTAACTCATAATCAGTGAATGATTTTGTGATAAAATGAAAACCTTGCTCGTTCAATTCATGTGGAAAATCTTGTTTTTCGCATTGACGAAATTCGTATTTATAAAATTCCCTTGTTTCTTCAAAAATTTGAATTCCTCTGTCATTCTGAAGCTCGCGTCCTATCTCAACGATAGCTTCGGAATAAGAGATATTTTTATCTAAGGCGTACAAACCGAAACAGTCTTCATTTTTAATCGTACCACCAAAGTCTGTCATCTTATAGCGGTCTTTATAAATTTTAATTGACGCAGAAGCTGTACGTTCGTCTGCTCGAACTTTGAAATTACGTCCTGGAATAGCATCAGGATATATTTTCTGAATGATTTCTAGTCCGTGATCAGTTAAATCAAGTATTTTTTGTGCTGCTGTAATTAAATCACTCATGATAATGCTTCGTTATTATTCCATTCTTTAATGAATTGGATGATTTCTTTGTATGAAATAGTGTTTGTATTGATAACATTAAAACGTCTACGAACAGAACCTCCAAATAAAAATGCTTCAGATAATTCTTCTTTATATTCCAATATTATTATTGGTGCAATAAAAAAAGGTTTAACTCCAAAAGAATTAATTTTTATAGGAGTTCCAGAGCAAAATGTCGTAAAACAATTAGGTTCGAAACTCGACGATAAATCATTAAACAATAAATAATCATCATGTTGACTGCTTTTTCCTAATCGCCAATCAAAAGTGTTTGGAAATTCAAATCTGTCAAATAAATCTACTGTTGAATAAAATGTGTTTTTCAATAACAATCGAATTAATAAAGATTTACCTGACATAGGATCGCCATGAATTATTAAATGCTTTTTTGAAAGATTATCCTGTGCTTTTTTGATTAATTCATCTGAAGGTTTTTCAGATAAAATATTTTGTTTTTTGTTACTCATGTGTAGGTGTGTTTTCTGTAAGTTTTACAATTCGATTATGAACCGAGATCAATTCTAATCCGATCATTCTTTTTCGGTACCAAGTTGAAGCGCCAAATCTCTCTTTTAATTTTTTGTTTAATAATTTTTCACTGATAAATTTTCGATTATCAAAAGTTTCTTTTAAAAACTGTTTATATTCCTTTTCTCTATTCCTAAGCCGAGCAATAGGTCGTCTTTCGCTTTTTTTGCTTCCTACACCAAGCAGAGAATCTGAATTTAGTTTTGTTTGATAATTCGCTAAATTTTCTTTTGATTTAGTAACTATCCACGTCTTAGAATTTAGTTGAGTTACAATTGACATACTTATAATTTTAAAGGATTAAACTCGTCCAAAGCCAATAAGAAAACACCTATTGCAAGTACTTCGGAATTATCAGTAGTTTTGAGATTAACAGTTTCAGTATTAAATGCTTTCCATTCTTCAAGTGTACCTTTAGGCGCTTTGGTTTTCCAAATTGAAAAATTGTTTGCATGGATTTTCAACTGCTCTTTGATTTTTAGTTCAAGAAACTCTTTTGAGTCCACGTCTTCGAAAGATTCGCGGACCCGAGTTTTTATTTGTTCTGTTGTCATCACCAATGTTTTTTTAAGATTGATTTATCTGAAGTAAAGAGTAGAACTCTAAGGATTAATGTTTTCATCTCTTCAAATTTTTAGATTGGCAAATCATCTTCATTTGGTAAATCAACACTATCTGGAGCAATAGGTTTACCGCTTGATATTCTCAGATTACCTACATACACCTGATCATCTTTTGTTGCATCTTTAAAATTTAATTGTACCGATGCGTCGTTGTTATATTGATCAGGCTCATCATTGATCCAAACATTGACATTGAAATAAATTTTTCCATTTTTTCCACGAGAAAATGCTTTGTGCCCTTTTTTAGCTTGCTCATTCAAATCTGATAAACAGATGCTTCCGTATAATAATTGTGACATATTTTTTAGTTTTCTTTGATTAACATGATTGATTTTCCATTTTTTCTAAAAACAATAAAACCTCCAGCTTCAGCAAATGGTTTTATTGCTACACATAACATAGTGTCAATACTTCGTTGCCTGTAGTACAACATTTCTTCAGATAAATCTTTCTGATAGACATAATCGAGTAATTCTTTTAAATCAACAGGCTGATTCAAGTTTTGATACAACTTATCAAAAACTCTTGTCGGTATTCTTGGCAGGTAAATTCCTTTATCTACCAATCTTACTTTGTACGCTTCATTCGTGATCGCATCACGGTCAAAAACTAAACTATCCATTATATTTTCGCCCAATTTTCGCCTCGTTTAATTCGATACACTTGACCAACAGAAATTTTAAATCTCTTTGCGATTTTAGGAATGTCTTTAGAAATTTTCAGAACATCTTTTATTTTCTGTACCTCTTTCAATGTTAGTTTGCAATTTGGTGGATTCTGCGAACGATCCTTTCCTGCCATTCTTCTAAATGTTGGTTCGTAATGCACACGCCATTCAGCCTGTGTAACAACTTTTATATTATCTGCGTTGTTATTTGTCTTATCAAAATCTATATTGATGAGTCTTTGATTTTTATCATTTTTATCATACCCATGAAAAACCACAGCGACAATGTCTCTCACGTAAATAGATGTACGTTTACCCTCGCTATTTTTTACAACCCAAATAACTGGATATCCATTGTTAAGAGAACAAACTTTGATAGCAGTCTTCTCAATTCCAGTATGCATCATTTTCATGACTTCTACTTTGCCATCTCTTCGAATAAAATATCTGCGTTTATCCGAATCTTCTAAACCGAATTGGCTTAATAAAATCTCTACTTTTTCCATTGCTAAGAATTTTAATTAGGATTTACAATTTCATTTGTCCAAAAATTTGCAACTTGAGTCATTAATTTTTCTAAAACTTCAACCCCTTCATCATCTGACAACTCTGAAATATCATCACCAAGCAAAACCAATATTTGTCCAGCTGCTGCCATAAAAGCTCTTTTCGTTTCTTGCGCTTGTACGGGATGCATATTCTCTTCGCTCAATCCTACTTTATCTAAGTATAAATTGTATTGAAATTCTATATCAAATTTTTCCATTGCTAAGAATTTTTAATTATAAGTAACCAAAAGCTGAAGCTGCTAATTCTCCGATATCAGTTAAATCACCATCATTCTCAACTTCGCCATCCTCATTTTCATAAAATTTTGAAATTTTGTCATCCAAAACATCCCATTTGCTCGCTTTCTCAAAAACATTACTTGCTCCGAGAACAGATAAGATAGCCTTAGCCATTTGTTCTAATTCAATACGATTTACATCTGCGTAAACACTATCACTACGATCATCTCTTATTGATGTTTCTAACTGAATTTGTGAACAATCATTTTGAATTCTAAATTCAAATTTTCCTTGAGAATCTGACGATTTACAGATTGTTTGATATTGTTCTTTAATTATTTCCATTGCGCTTTGCATCTACTTTTTCAAACAATTCTTTCATTAATCTTCCAAATCCTGCAGGACCTCCATCTCTGAAAATAGAAGAAAACTCGTCTTTCATTTGTTTCTCAGTTTTTTGTATTTCTGTAACCGCCAAAACATCTCTGAATATCTCTAATAATTGAGGACATTGTTTTGTCATCACTCCGAAAAGAGCAGTAACTTCTTTTTGACCGCCTTGTATATCAATTTTTAACATCTCTATGTGTCCATCTTTAACACTTGTTTTCAATTCAATTTTTGAATCTTTGATTTCTAATTTCATATAATAATTATTTAAGATTTTTAAATTATTGTTTCGTTTTTGTTACGTTGAAAATTTCGTTTTCTGCGTAACCTTCTTGTTTATAAAAAGCGACTTGTTCTGGTAATCTTAGCGAATCACTTTTAGTTTTCACCAGTCTAAACAAGGTGTCTTGACGTATTTTCATATGCATGCTCATTTTTAAAGAGAATTCATTATCGTCAATTATTCTATCTAAAATTTTTTGAGCCAATTCGTATTTCATACTTTTACGGATATATATTACGGAATAATTATACGGACAAAGTTAACTAATTAGTTAATATAAACAAACTAATTAGTAAAAAAATATTTTATGGAAACAAATTTGATCAAAAAAAGAATTGCAGACATCTTACAAAACGCCCTAAATAGCGGAGATTATAAAAATAAAACGGAGTTAAGTGAAAAGTTAAATACGACGATAACTTCATTAACTAAATATTTAAACGGAACCACTTTTCCACAATCTGATTGGTTATATTACTTATGTAAGGAGTTAAAAATCGCTCCGAATTGGATCATTTTTGGAGATGAAGAAGAAAAAAAACTACCAGAAGAAGAATCAAAAGAAAAAATGATGAGTCAATTTATAGAGATGCAAAAAAGTTTGATTCAATATAAAGACGACGAAATAGAACGTTTAAAATCTGAAATAGATAACTTAAAAAAATCAATTTCAACAAGTCCTTATTATGAACGTATTGTTGCAGAACCAATTAAACAACTAACTAAAGAAGATAATAAAAAATAACCGAGGAATTAATCTAATCCCTCGGTAACAAACTCTATACTATATACATTAGCCGTTATTTGGTTTTTTGTAATCGTTTTAAACCATTGTCTTTTTCCATAGCAAAAAATCTCTGTTCGAATATCAATATTTTTGATTTGATTTTTCGAGACGATTTTGGTCCATTGGAAACCTATATTGGTTACACGATTGGTAAACCAAGGCTGTAAAAAACGCGCTATTTCATCACCATGCAAACCTTTTGGATTTGTCGCATGGTTGTATCCTGCTGCATTCAATCCATCATAATAAACTAACTGAAGAACATTTGCATCATCGGTAATTTTTGAAGTTGTAGTTCCGCGGAAAGTCGCCAACGGAACTGCAAAACCATTGATCGTAATTTCTGATGTATTTTTATTTTGAATGCCATTTAATTTATACCCGTTTTCATCAAAATAGATTGAATCAAATTGAGCTACATCAGTATCAGGAAATTTAATAATAAAAGATTGTTTGTCTGTAAATTTTCGGAGTGGTTTTTCTATTTCAAAATTTCTAAAATCTACAGGATCTTCTCCAGGAGCGATTTTGATGTAATTCATATAAACTCGAGAACCATCGAAAATCAAATCATAGTTTCGCCAATTCTTTATCGTTGTCACCAATTCGCCAAATGTCATATCAGGAACTGCACGTTTTAAATCCACTCGATTTTCATTGAAAACGAACGGAATTGCATCTCCACTTTCCGAATGCGTTCTAATCGGATTAATCTTTATTTGAGCAACACCTATATTATTTTCTTCAGCATCGAATTCGTTGTTTTTTGCTTTTCCGTCAAACTTGAATCCTATTGTCACACCTTCTAAAGCTTCAGTAATACTGACATCAAAAACAATTGTGTTGCCTAATGCCTCCGAAAACTCGAGAACATAACTATCAGGATCATTTGTTTGAAAAATTGTTTGTTCGAAATCGTTTCGATAAATAGAAAGTTTATCTCCAGTTTCCATCAAAAAACGACCTAAAAAACGATATCGACCTGGAGCTGTTATTTTTATTTTCTTGAAATAAGTCGTTTGATATCCAACGGTAAACGCTGTATAATCTAAATCGTAAACGTTTTCCTTGTAGTTTTTCTGATCACCTGTTGTGAAATATTCTCCACCAGAATAAACAGTTCTTTGCCTCAATGTTTCATCATTTAAAACATCTCCTGAAAGAATAAAACCCGCATCTTTAAAACCAATCTCAAGCACGTACAACAAATAAGGTAACGGATGTATTATATTTCTGTTCGCAACATCTGTATCATTTACAACTTCGTTTCGAGGAAAAATCCAACTCCCTGACTTTTGATAACGATTATTAATAATGCCATCAAAATATTTCCATTCTTCCGAATCCAAATCAAATTGATCTGTGATTAATTTTGGAAAATTATAAACCGTTTCAGGATATTTTTTCTTGCAAATTTCTTCAGCATGCAAATAAATATCTGCAACATCAATTTGCATCAATGGAAGCTCCGAAAGGGAAGTGTCAAAATTTGGTAAATCTTCGAATCCACTATCAATCTGACATTTTAAAGAATTACCTTTAATTTCTAAAATCTCTAATTTACCTTTCATTAATTTACCTTCGAACACGTGAGTGCCTTCGTGGTAACGTTTCAAACCTTTTGCTAAATGAGAAGAATAATGACCTAATTTCGATTGAAGATTACGATCCATATTCACATCAAAAGGCAAAGAATATTTTGTCCAAAAAGAATCCTTAAATCGTGGATTCTCTTCGGTTACAGAAATTTTGCATTCGCTTAAATCAATCTCAAATTCTGATGTTATAAATTTATCTTTCATCTTTCAATATTTTAAATTCTAACATCATCGATTTGAAACCTTTTTGAGAAGTACCTAAACTGTTCTTTTTAGCAGTTGGAATTGCTCTCACCGTCTTTTCTGGTAATTGAATAATCACAAAATTACTATTGAAAATCGCATCAATCAGCTCTACTTCTTCATGTAAAATCCAACCTGTATTGATTGTTAAATTATCCGTTTGTTTGGTTTCAAATTTTTCTTCAGAACCACTCTCAACATTTTCGGAAACTGTATGCTCAAATTCAGTTGGCAACTCGTAATCTGCAACACAAGAAAACCAATCAAAAACCAAATTATGTGTTTCAAAGAAAATGTTAACTACTTTATCTGAAGCAGGAACAGGAATCAATTTGACTTTTCCTAAATCTGCCACTTCATTGGAAACATTGAGCCCCGATTTATTGAACAAAAACGAACGAACATTATATCCAATTCTTGCTGTTTGACCTATTTTACTTAATAATTTTGAAACGTCAACATTCAATCCAATCATATCTGCAGATATCGCTAATCTTGATTTATTATTTACACTTCGAAGTGGAAAATCCGTAAAAAATGGAAAACACTTCGGCTTATAACCTGGAGCAAAACGAACGTTATCCAATATAAAAGAGTTCACCACATTATCAGCTTCATCAATTTCAGAGAATGTCATTTTAACAACTGCAAATTGATAAGCATCAAAACTATCTTCGAAATATTTTAAACTTCTTTCTTTTGCAAAAAAATCGTTGATTTCTTCTCCTGGATAAAACGTAACTTTATTTTGAAAATATGGTAATTGATAAACTTGAGATTCGTTGTACATCTTATCGTATCCCATGAAAAACATATCTAACTTCATAAAAACTTTGACTGCTAACGGATTTACACGCGTCATGGCAACTTTGTTCTTATCTAACGCAAAATAATACCCTGAGTGACTAAAATCATTGACAATATGTTCAACAACATTAACTTTGATAAAAATTGTTTTTTGGACTTCTCCAGCTTTCAAAATAATATTTCCTGAAAATAAACCAACACCTAAAACACTTGCAGTTTTTGATTCGAAATTTATTTTTCCATTTGCAAAAACACACGAGCTCAAGAAACTTGGAAAAGATTCCATTGTAATGGTTAAATTATTTGGATTATCGACCGTAATAACTCCTAAAGCTTTTTTATTTTCGGAAAGTAAAAGTGTGAAATCAAAATTATCTTGAGTTACATAAAATTGGTTTGCATCATTTATCACAGCTAATTTTATTGTTACACGTTTTTGTTTTCCGTCGGCTTTTATAATCATCTGTTCGCTATAATTACCCGCAACAATTGCCGTTTGTGACAATGAAAGAAATAACGAAGTTGTGCTTTGATTGTCTGTTTTTGTAACAGTTAAATTGAAAGGTTGAGATTCCCAACCAACTTGATTTTTGCTGTAAACAATAATCTCTTTATCACCCGAAAGCACATTATTTGCTAAATTAAATGTCAGATTAAAAACTTCTTTATTCGTTGTAATTGTGGATCCAGAATTATCTGTCTTCAGCATTTCGAGTACACCTTCTACAATTTCATTTTCAAGTTCAGTTTCAATGCCATTTTTAACGCCAAACGCTTGACATTTGATTGTTATTTGCGTTACTCCAAGCTCCAACAAATCGAGATTTTGGAAAGAATAGCTTAAATCTGTATTTTCTCCAGGTTGTATATTCAACTGATTTCCGTTCAATTTTGGTGATGAAACAACCGCCCAATCAACTGGAGAGGAATTCATAAAAGTTAACTTGAAACGAAAACCATCGTATGCAGGATAAATATAATGCAGTTCCGGCACTTGAATATTTTGTAAAAAAGTTTGCGGATTATTAGACACAGACAACTTTGACAATTGCGGATAAACTCTCCAATCAATAATCGGAACTTGTTCGCAAACTTCTGCCCACTTACTACCTGCTACTGATGTAAAATGACATTCTTCTTTTGTTCTTATTGGCATTTGTAGATTATTTTATAAAACAATAATTGATTAAACCTTTGTATTTACCATAGGTTCTAATTGATTTTTCATTGATATTGTGCTGCCATAATTCGACAGCTATATTTGGAAAGAATAAGATGATCCGATTATCATCAATTCGAAAATCTATGTTTAATTTTTGAACATTTGTTTGTAAAAATCGATAATAAAACGGATTTCGAACCAATAAATCCACATCTTTTGGTCGGTAATTTTCGTCTAAACTTCCGTGCATTACTTTTGCTACAGAACCGCAGACCGAAAGATTTTCACTAACGGATCCGAAATTATCTTCTAACAATTGATAAATAGAATCAACATCTTTGTTTATCCGATTATTTTCAAAAACTTGGAGCTTCTGAAATAAATTATTTTCCTGAAGCTCGTTGTTCAATTTTTTCATAAGATTTTATCATTCTTAATATTTTCTTTCCATTTTCTGCATCTTCGATGATATACGCCATAACACCATCATCACTTAATTTTTGCAACAACTCACGCACATCACTTAGTACAGCTATATATTCAATATAATTTGTGTTATTTTCAGAATTTTGAGGTGTGATTGATTGTTGAGCAGGAGAAGAACCATTAACAAAACCACCTTCAGCAAATGAAGGAACTTGTTTACTTTTACGAATACTCTCTAACCAGTCGTACGTACTTGCAAGCCTTGGATGTCTAGTCATCCATCGAGGCGAAACATGTTCCCACTCATGCAATCTTACATTTCCTGCATATGGACGCTCACCAGTTCCATCTGGAGAAAGTGAACTTGGTCCTGTGAAACCTTCAAAAAAACCTCCTTCAGCAAAACTTGGTTTTTCAGGCAAAGGTTGAGCAGCAATTGTAGCTACTTGTATTGCGCCTAAGGCACCAACAACAGCCGCCATAGCTATTCCTAAAGGTCCTCCAAGTGCTAACGAATTAGCTACACCTTGAGCAGTTGCGCCAATTGCAGAAAATATACGCGCTACTTTCTCAGCTTTTGCTTGTTTGTATTCGATTTCCGCCTGTTTATTCGCCAATTGAGCATCTAATAATTCAACTCCCTTGTGATATTCTTCTTGAGAAATATAGCCTTGATTAAGCTGTTTTAAAAGCGATTTTTGTTTTTCAGATTGCTCCTTTTTGAATCTTTTTAAATCACGTTCACCCAAACTACGTTGCAATTCACCAAATGAAGCTGCTAAATTTCCCATTGCGGCAAATACTTTTCCAACCGCTGCGACTTTACCTTCAGTTGTATCAAGATTTGCGAATGTCTCTTCCCAATCTTTTACAGAAAACCCAAGAATATCAACTTTCTCTTTCTTCGCAGAAGATTCTTCTACGACTGCTTTATTATCAGATTGAGTTCCGCCATCAATTGCAGATCTCACCTGTGTTATTTTATCTTTTAACAGTTCTAAATCTGCAAGTAATTTCTCTTTAGCTTCACCATCAGTTAATTTAGAAATTGAGTCAACCAACATTTGCTCCTGAACCTTGAATGATTCAAGTTGAGCTGCCAACATTTTACGATCTGCCTCTTCTCGAAGTAATCGTTTGGCATCTTCTAATGATTTTACATTCTTTAATTCGTCGGCAGTTAATTTTAGATACTGAAGATTTTGAAGCTTTTCTTTTGCCTCTGCCAACGATGTGATCTCGTTAATCTCATCTTCATCAGCTCTACGAATTTCATTAAGACGTGTATTTTCTTTATTAACCCAACGTTCAAAATCTTTTGCATCCCATTTCGTTCGAATTGTAGCTAACTTAAATTGATGCGTTTCCTCTGTAGTTTCCTTTAATTTCTGTTGCTTGTCGAGATTTTTCTTCTCAATATCAATCGCTGATTGAATGTTAGATTTTGCTTCAACACTTTTTGCGTCAGCTTTTTTTCTTTCTAAATCAATAAGGTTTTGAATTATTGTGTTTTCATCATTTATCAGTCGGTATAATTCTTCTTGACGAGCTTGTTCTTGCATCGCCAATTCTTTATCTAAACTTTCTTTTTGAATTTTAAATTTCTCTTCAGCTGACTTAGAAAGTAAATCAAACTCTTTATTTTTCGCTTCTTGAATAACTTTCAGGGAATCTTCTAATTCCTTCTCTAATTCCCTTTTATCTTTATCAGCATCATCTTTTTTCTTTGCGGTATTTTTAGATTTATTTCCAGCTGTACCATCAAAATTATTAGTTGGTTGATCATCAGGTTTATTCTGAATTCGTGCAGCTGCAGCTTTTGCTTGAATTTCGTTTTCAGCATCATCATAACTTGCTACGAAAACCCCTTTCAGCGTTGATCCAACATTTTTAACCGTCTTAATTGTATTATTAAAACTGTTTTTTAAACTATTCTGAAATTTTTCGGCACTATTTCCGACATTATCCCAATTAAATGTCAGCACGTCTTTGGCTAAATTTCCGAAGTCAACAAATATTTTTCCGATACCTGAAAAATCTGTAGCAATCGCTTTGAAAATTTGAGAAATAGCCGTAGGCATCAATCGCCACGAAACGACAATTGCCTGAATTGTAGCTAAATTATAAGTTTGAAATTTAAATAATACACCTAAAAATTTGTACCAATAAGTTTGGACTTTTACCCAAAAATTCTCCATTGTACGTTGAAAAGCCACTACTTCATCAGACTTTAACGCTTCAGTTTTTTCCTCTGCCAATTCGTTATACAAGTCTATTTGTTTTTTTGTAGCCTCTTGGATATCCGTCAATGGTCCGCCTTGCTCAATTAATGCCAGTGTAACTGCATCCATAATTTTAGCAAAACCTCCAACATCTTCTCCAGCTCCACGGAAAATATCTGCGGTTAATTGAGCTTGTTGTTTTTGCGTAAGATTATATTTTTCGGACTCTTTGTTAATTTCAATTAAAGCATCTTTAACAGTCGTTTTTCCATCAGAAACTCGCTTCAAAATATCATCAGAAAACGAAGCACCAAATGCATTTGTCAAAGCGTCACGAGTAGCAGTTGTTTGTTCACGCATCGACAAATCGAATTCTTTTATAGCATCTGGAAGCTTATCAGAATAAATACCTAAATCAAATCCTGCATTAACGATATCAACAAATTCTTCAAGAGAAAAGCCTGCTTTTTGGAAGAATACAGGATATTCGCGCAATGAATCAATAAACTCATTATTAGCAATACCACCTTTTATAGCACCACGTTCTATCTGATCCATTGCTTCGTCGTAAGTTACTCCGAAATTTTGAACAAGATTTTTAGCCGCTTCAATGGTTTCTTTACGATCAAGCCCCAAGACTTTTTCTAAGGTTTGCGAACGATTTGTTAATCTATCTAACGCATCGCCTTGTAATTGTGTTATTTGTTGTGTTAATTTATTTGCTTCTGCAAATTGTGTATTAAAATCAAAAATTTCTTTTACACCTAAACCAATTGCACCTACAATAGCGGCAATCCATCCAATAATAGGAATAGAACCTATTGCGGCCCATGCTTCGACAGCCATTGTTTTGATCCCAGTACCGAAAGAACGAACTGATAGGTTTGCAGTTGAAAATCCATTAACAAACGAATCAGCAATAAAGTTGGATAAATCGCCAAAACTCTTTATTTCTGGAGCTGTATCTTGAAGTGAATTTCTAACCTCGTTAATCTCCTGACGAACTCCTGCAAATCTACGCTCAGCTTCTGCCAGCTCACGCGCTTTCGCATTCCATTCGTCTGTACCTCGAGTAAGTGTATTTAGTTCTTGTTTGAGAACGGTAGTTGCCCGTTTTAAATCATTAAAAGTATCTTTAACTTCTCGTCCATTTATTCGTAGAACGATTTGAGAATTTACAGTTGAAGCCATTTTGCTTTAATATTTACTGCAAAATGGCTTCATAGATTAATTAGTGAAAGGACATTATTTATCGAACTTATCCAACCAATATTTTAAATTTTTCATTAAATAATTTGCGCGAGCATTACCAACTTCTGAAACTGCATATTCTATCACTCCAGATGATTTAATTGCATCTACAATGAATGGTCTTTTTTGCATGGTAAAATGACTGGCTTCTCGATAAAATCCTTTTTTATCAGTTCCTTTTCTTATTCTATCAACACCATAATGTTGAATGAATCCATGACGAGGCATCACAATTTTCAACATCGAGAATGATTTCGGATCTTCCCATTTTCGTTCGGCGTTTGTTGTGAAATTAGATTTAGCAACAGCATATTTCATTGAATTATCTTTTCCTGAAAGATGTAAACCCAATGCAGAAATTTTACCACGCATTGCAGTCGTCAATAACTCTTCACATTTATTAGCAATTCGTTTTTCTTTTTCAAAACGTTCTTTTTCAATACTATTTTCATCCATAAATCAAATTAAAATCTATCTTAACAAAAAATATAGGACAAAAAAACCTGTACAATGTACAGGTGTTATATTGGTGAGATGTTTAAAATTTTGCGGACTTTAAGAAATTAATCTTTAAAGCTTTTCGTACAAATGCCATACGAGAATGCGACCAACTTCGACATCTTCAAACTTTGGTTTAATTCCTTTTTTAGGATTACCTTCTGATATCTGAACTTTGTCAAACAATATTTTTTGTTTTTGCTGAAATCCTAATTCCAACAAAATATCATACACATCATGTTCGTCGATTGGATTCTCAGGAATAACACCACGAAACCAACGCAACATTTTATCGGTAGTTGCTTCATATATCGGCAATACTTCGCCAAAAATACTTGTTGGCTCATAATATTTTGCCAAAATGGTTTTCATTATTTCTTTATAGTCTTGCATAATCTAATTAGTTACTCCAAAATTAGAATACTTCAAATTATATAGAAAGACCATTTTATTGTAGGCACGTATAAAATCTGTGCCATATGCAAATGAAGTACGCCCAGTTGCTGGAGAATTGAAAGCAACTTGATAAGCACCATTTTCTGTGCGAGAAATTTTAAGAGCTCCTTTGTTTTCTTTTAAGAAGTTTGTTCCTGTTGATTTTTTTTCTGTTAAGTTTCGCATAATATATTTGTTTTAAAAATTATCCCTTTAAAACACGAAAGAAAAAGAAAAAACCTTGACTTTCGTGTAAAGTTGCGAAACTTAACAAACCCCAAGGGAATTGTACACTACTTGCCAAGGCAATATTATAAAATAAAAATTATTGTAATTTGGAAATTTTAAGACTTCCCTTGTCTGTTTATTAAGTTTCGCATAGCAAATATACGCATGTATTTTAATTGACAAAAAAAATACGGAAGATTTTTCCGTATTTTTTTTATTGTGTATTTTTTGTTTATCTATTATCCAAAAACTAAAGCCATTATTACTGAAAATACTATAAATGCCATAAAAATAACAAATAGAATAATAATCGCTTTTTTACAGCCTTTTATATTTTCTTTTCGGCTAATTTCTTTTCTTAATTTAATTTCTTCAGGACTAAGATTCGGAAAAGATTGAGCGGTATTATTATTGATTAAATTATCAGATAAATTTCTTTTTTCTTGCTCTGATATTCTTTTTCTATCCGAATTTTCCTTTACTATTTTATCATAATTCGGAAACCATTCATCAAAAATATCATAAGAAAAAATTTGATAATCTTCTGCAATCGCATAAATATAAATATTTACAACAATCATTTCATAAGAATATTCATCGTTTTTCCTTTTCTTTAACCGACAATCAACTGTAAATTTATCAGGAAAACTCAAATAATAAGCGACTTCTAAATTCTCCGACCGCGGAACATAACCAATATCTAAACCTTGAAATTTAACAGCAACTGCTAATGGATCAATTGGATTATTTTCTTCAATAATCAATTCTAATTTAGAACCTGCGCGAGAACATTCAGAATTATCAAATTTATTTTCATACTGAGTTCCTGCAAGCATTAAATCATATTCTTTAATAAGATTTTTCATTACCAATCTTCTTTGGTTATTATTTTTTTATCCATTTCAGTCTTCAATGAAGTAATTGACGGTAGAACTCGACTCGCTATCAAATCTCTCAATTCATTTGTTACTTTAATTTTATAATTTTTTGGTCCTCCAGCAAATGCTCCTTTCATTGTCGAAAGAAATTCTTCATCCGTTATCAATCCTAAATTAACACCATCACCTTCGTGCATAAAATTTGTAAAATCATATTTATATCGACCGTCTTTGCACGCAATTGTTACGTCAAAATAAATACGTCCTTCGCGAGTTGCTGAACCTAAAAAGATTTTACTTTTATATGGAATATTCCCACGACCTACAAGAATATTATTTTCTGCATCATCTAAAATGATTACTTCTCTCGGATCTTTGAACAATTGAGTAAACCACATCTTGGCAGAAGCATATAATTGTTTAGCTGATTTAGTAGAATCTGAAACAGAAACGACCTCAGTATAGGTAATCGGTTTAACTCCCTGAGCACTAACAACAAAAGCAAATAACAATGCTGTAAATAATAAAATTTTCTTCATAGTTTATAATTTTAGTAAAAGTAAATAAAACAACAACAATATAAATAAGGTTTTCCGTAAAAAATAGATAGGGACATTAATGTCCCTATCAAAAAGTTTGTTTCCGTAAAAAAAAACAATAAACAAAAAAACCGTTAACAAACTTGATCTATATCTTTCCAATCCGTCGGATCTACTTTTAATAACTGTTTATTTCGGAGGTTGAAAAATACTTCTACACCAAAGTCGGAAGCAGAAAGTTCAACTGGAGAAATCTCCACCGAATCTTTTATAAAAGAATTGTATAAAAAATGATTTTCGTTGTGATTATCATACTTTATTCTTGAGATCACTTTTAGCGCTAATTGCTCTGCTAAATCAATCGCATTGTATTGCGCCTCGTAATTAGCTGTATCAATTTTATTGAACATGATTGCAAAACCAATTTGGCGAACTGCAATAGTATTCTCTTCAGGCCCCTCAAAACCTAATTTGTACTTAAACAACGTTAGATTAGGAGAAGCTAATTTATTGGTAAATGCAGCAGTTCTATTTGCCCATTCCCGCTGAAAGAATCCAACAAAATCATTCAAAAAATTTGATTGATCGACTAAATTATCGAAGTAATCTTTTATCGATTTATAACTACTTTCCATTTGCTGCTGCTTTTGCTTTGTGAAATAAAATACTCTCTGATAACACGCCTAAAAATTCATACACACGAACTTGGTCCGCATCTTGTTTTTTACCTAACGGTTGCAATTCATCCATTGCCATGCCTACAATTACTTTATCAAATGGCACAAATTTGTTTTCCTTTTTATGAAAAACAGGTTTCAATTTATCTTGTTCAGAATCTTCTGAAGCTTTTGGAAAAACGATAGGAAAACGATCTTCTATGTACATTCGTGTAAACAAAAATGCCAGTGCAATTGCCTCCATTTGTTTCATAGGAATTTTATCTGTTATTTTAGAAACTTCGACCAAATCCAAATCATCAAACTTTTCATTCTTACGGTATAACGTCGCAACAAGTCGTTTCAAATTAATTTCGCTTCTATCATTATTCCAAAAATGAAAGAATGTATCAATGGTAGAAAATTGACGAATCGTAATATTTTCTATTCGGTCAGATGGCTTAATTAAACCGTCGATTTCTGGAAACTTATAAAATTCCATCGAATCACGTAGAAATGTGACATGTTTCTCCAGCTCGGAAATTGGAACTTCATTCACAATTTTTTTAAATTGCCTTACATCACTGTACGAATTTGAATTCTGATAACAACGCAAAACCATCTGAACATAGGTTTCGGAAAAATCTTGCGGATCAGCATGATTTAACAAATGTGCAATCTCATGAAGTTGCCATTCGTTCAATTCATTCCACGAAGTAGGAACTGTGATGTTTTTAATTTTTCCCATTGAAAATACGGTTGATAAAATTCTGAAATTTCGAATTTTGTAATTTATTTTTATAAACAGTAAGCAAAACAATTATACCTGTTGATATAATTCCAAACCAAAAACTAAATCCAAAATCTTTTAAAGTTTTATCCTTTTCTTTCACCTTCGTGACATACGTTGTGTGCGTCTTGTAGGTTGTGTGCGTTTTGTAGGTAATTTCGGATTTATACGTTGTATTAATTTTGTTAGAGATGACTTCATTTATTTTATCTAAAGATGTCGATTTCTCTTGATTAAGATTTCCTCCAGATAAATAAAATTCTTCCGTTTGTCCATTTTTGGTGTGCTTAAAAATTAACGGAATAATATTTCCTGAACTATCAAATAACGGTTGATAATTCAACTTAAACAACTCCGAAAATTTATCATTCGAAAAGTCGTAAGTCGAATTTTCTTCCTGGTTAAATTCTGAATCAATTTTCTCAAAACCTTCTGAATTCAAAACAGAATCGATTTCCGATTTTTGTTTTTCGGTAAATTCTGATTTTGATTTTTGCAAGACTCTGCAATTCGAGAACAGCAAACAAACTGTAATGATTGCAATAAAAAATCCTATGCGTTGTAAAATATTATTTCTCATGATTTTAAAATTCGTTGATTAAACAATACGACATCACTTGTTGTAAGCGTGTCAAATTCATTAATTCTTTATATTTAGGAATATCATTCACCACCTGACAGCCTACGCTCCAAGCTCCGATATTTACTTTCTTTGTTTTCGAATCCAAATTATAATCGGATGGATGAAAGTTGATCCCGCGATTAAATTCTTCAGAAACAGATCCCGCATCACCTGACTTTTTATTTTTGTTACGATCTCGTATTAAATCAACTCCAGCAGTTTGTCTATAAGCGATTACTTTTCCGTTGTGTAGTCCTCGCGTCCATAGATTGTAGTACCATTTATCTGCCACCACAACAGCAATTCCACGTTCGTTGTATTTCTCAGGATTTAATAATCCATTTGCTCCAGGATTAGTAGTTCCACTCATCACCATGATAAATTGTTCTCCTTTGAACAGGTAAAACTTATCATCAAATTCATTGAAACGATCTTCTTTTGATCTCACACCCAAAATCCAATAATTCTCAGGAATTTTAATAAAGTTTTTTAATTTTTTTACTCGATTTAAAAGCTGTGAATCTGTGTAGTTCTTAACCATTTAATTGATTTTATTATTGATATAATTTTTGACTAATTCAGAAACATTGCTCAAGAGCTTTTCCGTTTCATCCAAAATATCTTCTGAAAAAGCACCCGCCATGGAACAAATCGCATAAACAAATGGTGTCGGTAAATCTAATAATGAAGAAAGCGAAATTCCGACTACCCAACCCACGAACATGGCTAAAAAAATAGAAGCGAGAAAACGTTTCCAAGTCATACGTTTGCGCATACGATTGACCAAAGCACCAACAAAGCCGCCGATCAAAAAAGGAACGCCAAGTTTCTCCGCCGAACTTTCGAAAAAGTGAAGCAGCTTATAACCAATTGTTAGGATGAATTCTGAGAATGTATTTTGTTTCATCTATTTAAATTTGATAAGCCAAACTTATCTCGAGAACAGGCGAAACGAAAGGACATAAAAAAACCACTCCGAAGAGTGGTTAATTTTATTACAAAAATTTATGTTGATAAATACTTAAATTAATAAATCTATTCAAAGAATAATCTGTCGTATGATTAATTATAGGTTCTAATGTCTTCGGCTTACTTGCAACAAGCATTTTCACAACAAAATAATCACGGGCATATTGAATATCAAAATTAATTGAGTGTACAACATTAGATGCAATTGTTTTATAAGTTAAATCATTTGTATTAAGTGCAATCATTGTATAATTACTATTAACTTCTTTCCTTAATAAAGCGATAATATCACCGTTTTCGTTACAAAATAGTGACGGTCTTGAGTAGTTTGAATAATACAATCCGCCGTCTTCATTAACTTTTTGTGTGTCTAAAATAAATTTTGATTTCCACACGTTATTTTCTTTATAAATAAGTGTCAACCAGTCAGAAGTTACATTATCAATAGTTCGTCTCTGCTGCAACACAGTAACTAAATTCTCATTTATATCTATACACGCACCATTTTGATTTACATAACCACTACCAGGATTCGCTATATAAATACGCTCACCAGTTGATTTTTTAATTGGTAAAGTATAGTTAGTTACATTATCGGACTTTCTCCATGTAACACCGTCATCAGCACTTTCAATATAATAAATTCCGCTCATAGTATTCCAATTTGCAGCACTTTGACGAAATCCAAATGCAATTTTAATCACTCCATTTCTGTCTATCATCGGACTTTGTAAATAAGGATTTCCAGCACCTTCTGAGGTAGCGTCAATTAATAATAAATGATTAATGAAAGTTTTTGCATTGTCATCATAATTCACAAACCACACGTCACCGTTACCACTTCCACCAGTTCGATACAACGCGAAAATTTTATTTTCTTTTGTTTTAATAAATTGTAAGTAAGTAATTGCGTTTTGTCCGCTCGAAACAATCGCAATATTTTTCCAGCTTGAAATGTCTAACGGATTATTTGAAATTACGGATTTCAATGCTGTACCGTGACTGTCTCCACCAATTATAATATAACCATTTTTATCTATTGTTAATGAAAATCCGTTGTGACCATCTTTTTTTACCTCCGTGATTGAAAGACCTAATTTTGATAAATTAGTATATTCAAATTCTCCAGTTGTATTATTCATTTTAAAAATGCAAAGATTCGCACTAGTCCCCTCAATGAACCAACCAAATGTATAGTTTCCGTAAGTTTCGATATTACCTTGTATAAATGATGAGTACCAACCAGCTTCGCATGAACATAACACAGGTAATGTTACTATATGTGTTTGATTTTCTAATATATGATTATTAATACTTTTTATATTTTTTTCGTTATAATGAAATTCTAATCCAACTTTAGACACATTACGAGACGAATAACTAACATGAGAATATTTATTTGGTTCAATTTCAACTTCTACTTCAAAACTACTACTTGTATTAGCAAGTTTCGAACCTATTATAACTTCGTAATCACCATTTTTTGTAATCCCGAGTAAAGGGACAAAACTTTCGGAATTTTCTGTAGAATGCCCGTAACCTCCAATATATTTAATTTTAAAAGTATTTTGTGGTAATACTATATTTTTCAAAGATAAGAATGAATAGTTTAAAGCATCTTCGTTGTTAATTGTCATAACTCGTTTTGATAGTTTATTTAAATTAACAACATTTTTTATTTTAATATTTGAATTTTTATCAATGTAATCTTTAACCGTTGTGTGTTCATTTGCATTCAAATCAGTATAAATGTAAATATATTTATTTTCTATTCTACCACTATATATACATATATTAAGGTGTGAAAATTCAGAAATATCAACACCTTCAGCCTTTGCTATAGAACCACTCGAAGTTGAACCATTAACTAATAATACTTTTGTGTTATTTTGTCTTACACCCCAAATGAACGAAATGTTCGTAGTAGCATAATTACTAATACGATAATCAATATATTTAGCACCGTTAGTTGGTATATTAATCGAATATCGACCAGATGATGAAGATATTACACTACCATTTCCATCAAAAATACCTGAATTCACAGCAGAAGACATTATATCTGTTTTTCCTAAGGAATCAAAACCTTTTAAGAGGTTATGTATTTTCGTAACCGCACTATTGGCAATAGCATTATTTGAATTAGCGTCAAATTCTTTGTCGACTTCAACCGCAAAATTTTCGATAAACTCATCAACTTTGGTTTCAGTATCTATTACCCTTTGTTTTAAAACAGTATCATCATAAGCAGGGACTTTCGTCTCACTTTCTAAACTCCATGTATTTGCAGTTTTTCTGAAACGAGTGTAGTAGCCTTCTTTGGCTGTTAATCCATTTTTATAAAGACCAGAAGTTTGTGCTTCGTAAACGCCATCAGGTAAAGAATTTAAAACACTTAATTCTTGTGAAGTTGTTATTGCTCCTATGATACCAAAATTAGCATCTGAAATAGCATCGCGTGCATCGTCTAATACAGCCAGCAAAGTTTCTTTTAAACCAGTCGCCGAAGTTCCTGCATTCTTTCCAGGCACTATATTTTCGTTGATTTCTTTTTTTGAGTTCTCAAACATAATTATGTAAATTCTTGATTAAATTCGAATGTAAATTCACGAGTGAAAACGCCTTGATCAATCCAACTTTGTTGATTTCCGAAGTAGAAAATTGGAGAGTTTGCAGTAATTTTTACAACTCCTCCAGAATTATCTTCATATTTTTTTTGAGTAGAAACATCGGCACTTTCCATGAATGCACGATTGCGTAAATTACCAATCACCCAGTTATTCCCAACAGCATCTACCACCACAAAAATCATCGGTGTATTTTTGTGCGCTTCAATAAATCCTAAAACTTTTGCTCGGAAACCAAGGATCAGAAATTCTAATTCTGTTTTAGATTTTTTACGTTGGAGCGGCCCTGATAACGTTTGTTTCAATTCGTTTTCACCAATCAAAACATCAATGCTATTCCAACCGCCGCCTCGGAATTCGATTCCGTTTTTCGCAATACTTACAAAATCATCATAGGTATTTTTTAGCGTTGGTAAATCTATTTTATCAAAATATGAAGTTGGAGCATAATAGACTTTTGTCTTTATTCCCGATGCAAAATTGTCTTGTGGACAATGCGTTAAATCCTCTACGTTAACACCTTCAAAACTGTTCATCACAAGACAAAAAAAAGACTACATAACGTAGTCTAAAAGGACGGATTTAATACCTGTTATAAAAACAATCCTGATTGTTTTGCTCTTATTTTGTAGGCAGATGCGCCTTTGGTATAACAAGGAAATTGAACCTTATTGTTTTTGATAAAATTTGTGACCATCTTCAAACTATTATCTGCTAAATACAAAAAGTTTTGGCCAGCAATTAATTTTGATTGTGCATCCAACACCTGCGATTTTTGCCAAGGCAGTTCCTCATATTGAATAACAACTGCATTTTGCATGAAAACAAAGCGAGGCAATAAGCTCGCGTAATACAAAGCGTAGAATGCGATGGCAGATTTAAACGCTTCGGTTAAATCTTTATTTTCTAAAATCTGATCAAAACATTCTTTGTCGATTAATTCTGAAACTTTCAAATTAATTGCTTGCTTGATGTATGGTTGTAGCAAATTAAAAACTTCGACAGAATTGTTAATCGAATAAATTTGATTGAATTCTGATGGAGTATTAATGTACGAATTGATTATTTCGAAAAATGGAAGCTGAGATTTTAATTGTTCATTTTCGGAAATCAAATCTATTGCATTTGAAAAATAATAATCTCCAGCTTTTAACAACGCTAATCCTAAATCGCGAACATCCCACCAAGGTGCGGTTTTTAATTTCTCTTGAGAAAATTGCTCAATACCAGTGCTACTGATATGCACTTTAATTTTCGGAATGTTGAGTACAAATGAGAAATGAACAGCCGCTTTTGTCAATAATCTGAAAATTTCGGGTTGTGAGATTTTTAACTCCAGATAAATTTCTTCAGGAACAACTTCGAAAATTTTACGAAAACCTAATTCTTGATCAACTAAACCCCAATCGAAATTTTGCGGTAAGATTAAATAGTTTTCTAATTCGTTCTGATTGATAAAATATTCCATTTTCTAAACTTTTTTTTTGGCACTTTTACACGCAATTATTAGTTGATTATTTTCTCTTGTCCGTTTGGATTTTTATCCAAAGTTGTTAAGTTCATCATTGGATATTTTCCAAAAACTGTCGGATCCCAATTATTCCAATATTTAATGTTTTCGAAAATTGCCAACGTACGCATTTGCTTAATCGGAAACTTCGCACAAAGAATCGTCCACGCTTCACGTTTGTCAGATCCTGATCCACTCAACGATTTACCTCCAAATGCGCCACCATTAATTAAACAAGGATCTACTCCCATTGGCGTCAAAATCTCATAATTAGCTGCAGAACCATCTAACAAGAAATCTCCGTTTGATTGCGGTTGTGGAACTTCCTCGATTTGAATTCCTTTAATCTCTTTCCCCGTATCACGATCTCGGAAGAATGGAGAAATCAATGATTTGCCCGAACCTTTGTTAGATTTTAATTCTGAATCAATTAAATCAATTAATTCATCTCGTTTTGCTTGACGTTCTTCAGGAGTGAAGTTATTCCAGTCTTCGCCATAAACGTGTGCAAAGTAATCGTCAGCGATGTGAATGATATATTTAATGTTCAATTGTTGTTCGAACATTAATTTTTTAAATTCAGGCAGCGCCAAGACAACATCAATCCAACCATTTTTAAATGATGAATGCCAACCTTTGGAAACGTAAGTTTTCTCAACTAAAAGCGTCTCAATGATTGGAATTGTAAATTCGAAAATCTTATTTTCTTTGCAATATTCTTTTATCTCACGAATTGGAATAGTTGAACTGAAACAAGGAATAACAGCTGTGTTTTCTTTCTTATAGTTTTCCCAATCGGTATTGACTCCGATATTATTTATTCGTCCCATTTTATCAGGAACTTCAAAACGAACATCCGCAGCCTTAGTTCTACGAACAGAAATTATTTTATCGCCATTTGGTGATAATAAGTAAGTAGGAAATGCCATTCCCCACGTTTCAAAATCAACAATGATATCAGAGTTAACATTTTGATAATTGGTATCTAAAATAAATTCGTTGATTTCAGGAAATGAAGAAGTAAGACGTTCTCTAAAATCTATTCCTTCTTCAGTTTCAATTCCTTGAAAAAGTTGAAATCCTGATCCAAAATGCGCAGCAATTAACACATCAACGCCACCAATTGCTACACCAGCTTTTTTAAATTTTTTAGCAAAATTTTGAGGATATAAATTATCATTTCCCCACGGAAGCCATTTATTATCAACTAAAGTATCAACATTATTTTGCTTAAAATCTGTGTGTTTTGGTCCGTCTTTGGATTTATTGAATAAGACAACAGCGCTATTTTTACGACCACCTACTGCATATATATCTTTTGAAATTTTCATTATAAAATGACATCTAATCCGTTAAACTTGATAATGAAAAGAATGTGTATTTTTTTAATTCCTTCATTCGTTTTAATATTTCGCGTGCGATTTTTCCAATGATTTGGATTTTTGAAATCAATATCTTGTGAAAGTCTTACAGCGCCAGCAGTTTTAGGCGGTTGCATTAGTGTAGCGTTTTCGTATGTTACAAATCGACCGCCTGATTTATTTTGCTTGTTAAAAGTCCGAATTGAAATAGTGAAAGGAATCGGATTTTTTCGCTCGTCCAATTTTCGCATTTCGCTGAGAACTTGACTCAATAAAATTGATTTTTGCATAGTGCGAATATTGTTCGAACAGCTTTTAAATGAAAGGACTAAACTTTTACTTATCAATTTACACCCCTCATTCTCATTATTTTTTTTATTTATAATTGAGTATCAAAAAAGTAAGTAATAAAAAGCGGTCGTAATTCTCAAAACCCGAGTGAGCACCACACGGCCGCCTTATTGATTTCTACAATTGCAGTTTTCAAAAAAAACGATATATGTAATAGTAAACCCGCTGACGTAGCGGGTTTGATATTATGTTTAATTTAAATAAAAATATATTTTTAAAATCTATCCATGTAGATTCGTAACTAAGTAAGATGACTGATACCTTGAGTCGATTAAGTGCCAAAATTGCCAGTACAAGTTATAGTCTAACGTATCAGAGAAGTGAGTCGCATGTTCTTGAAGAATCTTTTTACTTCGTTCGCTCGACTTATCTTTTTCGAAAGCATCATCACCTTTCAATGGAGCATTTTCCATTGAGATAATTAGATTTGGACAATTATCTGCATTGATTCTAACAACAGGTAATCTCACATCATTCTCTGCGAAAATATAGTTGATTAATTTATACTTAGCCAAATGCCCTGGGTTGTTCGTGTTCGGAGTCTTATCCGTTACTTTCCATCCTGCAGCTCGAAGTTTATTGATAACATCTTCAACCAATGTCGTCTTACTATTAGCTTCCTTCTTAGCTCCTGACTTATCACGGTAGATGTGAATTTCCTTACATGAAGCCTTATGTGGTTCATAGTAATCAATAAAATCTTGAACAACATCATCTAAGATATCAGGATGCTTACGATAGAATTCTTTAATGAAGTTGACAGTATTCAACGACTTCAAATATTGAGAAACCGTCATACAGTTTATCTTCCCACCAAAGTCAAGATTCATCTGGAGAGGAACTCCACGCACCAAATCATTGTCATACTTACATGATGGTTTGAAATCATCAGCTACACCTCCAAGTAAATCTACATTGTATTTATATTGATAGTAATGTATATTAGGTTTAAGTTGTCCATAGAACCCGTCTTGCACTCCTTTAGGGCGAATGTTAAGAATCTCAGCTCTAAATAATATTTTACTTAAAGCCTTCTTTTCCATATCTTCAATCCAACCTGCTCTTAAATTATAAGCATTTACATAAGCATTAGCTTTAATAAATGTTGCAGTTTTAGGATTTTCTTTCGCAAAAATTTCACCTTTAGTAAACCAATCACCTTTAGAAGTCATTGCAACAGACGAAACAAATATTTCAGCATTAAGTAATTTACTATTAGCAAATTCTTTTTTTACCGATCTATTAGTCGTCAAAACATTATTAAATAATCTTGTATAATCTAATAAAGCAGCTTCATCTCCAACCACCCAGTAAGCATTTAATCCACGTCCAGAGTTCGGATTATCCAACGAAACCAAAACTGCAATTGCTCCATTACTAAAATGAATCACGTTATGCCATGAATCAGGCGCTTGAAATGGCATCTCAAAGCCTAAACTTTTACCACAACGCCCAACAACATAATCTATGTCTTCATATAGACCAAACATTGCTAAACCTTCTTTAGTAGACGGCAATGTTCTGGATTTTATTTGGACGAATGTTTCCCCAACAATGATACCTGTAGATTTAGGCATTTGTTTAACGCATTCCTTTATTACCTTGCCTAAAACAGTCGATTTACCAGCCCCACGAGATGCTTCGACGTAAATATTTTTTATACCATCATCCAATGCATCTACAACAGCGGCTTGCATTAAGTTTAATTCAACTTCGCGGATAGGCATATTGTAACGACTCAACCCTCTACTCATCGTATTCGTCAATTTCTTCGTTATCTTCAGCAGATTTCCATTCTACATCTTCAGCTCCGATACACATAAGATCCACAATACCTTTTTCTCTCATGTTTTTGTACATTTTTTTAACTGGACGAGGAAGAATCATTTTAAAGACAGATGCTTCCAATTTCTTAGGATCAACTTTTTGAGAAGTGTCGTGAAAATTATATAATGATTTTAATTGAGTCAAAGCTCTAACCGCCGCATCTTCGTTGCCTTTTTTCAAAGCCATTTGATACAAATTCTCAAACTTTTCTGCTAAAACCATACGTTCAGCCGCAAGGTTTAACTGATCCAAATCACCAAATAAATGCATTGCCAATGGATAATTACGATAAGCAGTTGCGTGAGAAACTTTGTAATCACGAACAATTATCTGAATGATTTGATGTTGCGTGTATTTATTGTTGATTCGTAGACTCCAGATATGCATCAAACGATCTTTCAATTTCTCTTCCTTATCAGATAAAGTCACTGAATTTTCGTTGACATACCACGCTTTAATGCGTTGAAATGAATTATCTTTTGTAAATTTTACAATATCCATACAACGAATTTAAAAGTACAAATCCGCTGTTTAAAGGACATAAAAAAACCGCTCAATGAGCGGTTTAACTATATTTTTCTTATCACTAAATGTCTTGGAGAATTATAGGATTCAACAACATCAATTCCATAATTATCACACCATTTCTTAAACTTTTCAAATGAAAATTCATATTGAAATAAAGTTGCATGACCTTTTAAATCAAATATTAAAGATTCAAAATTATGAATAGTTTTTCTTTCACAAAAATCAATATCTCCAGCTAATGTTTCTTTTTCTATTTCGATAGGTACTGAAGAAATTCTATTTAATATTCTATCTTTTATATCCATTTATTAAATTAAGAAATCAAATATAATACTATTTCAAATCAAATTTTTGTATTTCTTCAGCTGATAATTTTCGACCATTTCGGATCACATCATAACCTAAATTATTCTCTTTCATATACGAAACCCAACGACGTACAATGACGTCAACAAAACGTGGATCCAATTCGAATCCTCTACAATTTCGCCAATTCATTTCCGACGCAATCAAAGTAGATCCTGAACCAAGAAAACCATCAAAAATAATTTGATTTTGTTTTGATGAATTTTTAATCAAATAACCAATCAAATCAATTGGTTTCATTGTTGGATGATCAGCATTTCTCAAAGGTTTATCAAAACTCAAAACTGAAGATTGTTTGCGATCACTATACCACGGATGCGCTGCCTCTTTATTCCAAGCATAAATCATACATTGATGATCATCTTCAGGAATTTCTTCTTCACAACAAATCACCGGTTCATGTTGCATATGATAGTCAAGTCTTCCAAGAACAAACTGATTCTTTACCCAAATTAATGTCGATGAAATTTTAAAACCTGCAGATAACATTGCATTTCTAAAATTCACCGCTTCTGAATCTGAATAAAAAATATACGCAGGTCCTCCTGGAGAAGAAAACGAATAAGCATTCGAAAAGAAATCAAACAAAAATTGATAGAAATTATCATTCGACATTTTATCATTTTTGATTTTCAATTTTTCTTTTGTTCCTCCTTGATAATCGACATTGTATGGCGGATCAGTCACCATTAGATTATATTTTTCCTCTTCAAATACTTTATGATAACTATCTGCAGAAGTAGAATCGCCACAATAAACAATGTGCTTTATTCCTTTATCTTTCGAAATCAATTCAAAATAATCACCCTCAATACTTTTTGGTTGTACAGGTAAATCTGCATCAAATTCGCCTTCATCTTCAGGAGGTAAAACTGCATTTTGTTGCAGGAACTCATCAAATGCATCCACATCCATTCCAATTCCTTCTAAATCGATGTCCTGAAAAAACTCTTCGATTTTGCTCCAATCAAATTCACCATTGTTAATGTTTGATCGCAGCATGTATTCTTTGAATTCCTCTTCAGATAATTTTCTATTCGGAATTCTTACATCAACTATATCATTTCCACGCTCTAAAATATAAAGAGCTGCAATACGTTGATGACCTGCTATCAATACATTATCAAAATCGATGACTGGAATTTCAACCAGGTTAAATTTTTCTAAACTCAATTTTAACTTTGCCAATTCTTCCTCCGAAATTTGTCGAGGATTAAAATCACATGGTATTAATTCTGATACTTTTCGTTGTACCGTATACCATTCTAACGGAGCTAAAATGTTTTCTTTCTCCGAAAATTTGTCATTCTTCATATTATATCTAAATTTGCTTATCTCACTTTTCAACTAATAAAGACTCCAACCAGAAGACTTATTTGTCCTCCGCGTGGAGTCTTTATACTCTAAAGTTTGAAAGGTGAGATGTTTAAATTTTTGCGGAGGACATTTTTAACCTCTTATAATCAATCTAATTTTAGGACATAAAAAAAGCCCCGCATTTGCGGAGCCTATAAACTCATAAAGTTTTAGAAATGGTGAGATTGAAAATTAGAACTCAAATAAAGAAATCACTCTGAAAATTCTAAAGGACCATTTTTATGTATATTTGATAAATGATTCAAAATACTGATTTAGATAAAATTTTTTCATTATTGAAATGGATTGAACCAAGATCATCTGAAAGTTTTCAAACTTGGATAAAAGATCGTGAGATTATGTCTAATCATGTTTATAAAGTCGAAAAATTTGGTAAAACAAAGATGGTATTCTTTCAGGTCGAATATTTGACTGAAATAAATTTCAAGAAAATTTATAAGAAAAGAAATGAACTTAAGCATCTTGATTTTACCCTTAAAAATAAAAATGATAAATGGGTTTTGATATGGGAATCTAAATCGAATTAACAATTTTATTCAATTCATTAATAACATAATATTTATTTTCTTCAATATCCGTAATTCCAATAGGGCAATAATTTTTATTTAAAATTTTGAACCATTCCTTTTTGTATTCCTGGTTTAAATTATTTAATTCTTCTACTTTGAACTTAATAAATTCTTTCCACTCATCTAATTCATTACAAAACGGATTATGTTTCATAAAAAGTAAATCAGGAATAACGGAGATAAAGTATTCTGCAAGTTCTGAAGCTTCGTAAGGAGTAAAAAATTCATCATCATAATACAATACTATATTAGTATTAAATCGATTATTAAAATCACTTAAATTTAAAGAAACTACCTTAATATTAGCTTCTTCTTCGTAATCAAAGAAAGTTGAATCTGCTGTAATAATATTATTAATTATCATAAATTTACAATATATCAATAAAAGTAATGAATAGTACAGAAATTAAAGGAATTAATGCATTAATTAGAGTTTTAGATAAAAAAGAATATGCTAAAGATTTTGTTGAAAAAGGTCATATAAGATTTTCAATTTTAGATACCATTAGAAATAAAGGAATAGCTGAAATGAAAGCTAATGGTAATAAACTTGAGACTCACTTTAGATATGATCCATATGACGGTGCAAAAAAAATTAATATCACAAAAAAGGAAAATGGAGAAACTTTACATAATGCTGAGTATCATGATTATTCTAAGTGTTTGTGTTTGTATAATTTAGATATTTCTCATTTTAATAACAATGGACAATTTATTGATTTCACTAATTCAATAAAAGAGTTTGGAGAGTATGTAGTTTTTATTCATAAACCAATTGAATTTTTAGAAAAAATTATCACCCATTACAGAAATTCATATGGTAAATTTGAAAAACATTATACTCTTGGTAATTGTAATTACAAAGAAATTATCAATGATGAAGAAAGAAGCTTTTTTGATAAAACAAATAATTATACGGACCAAAAGGAATTTAGAATCGGATCCAAACAATTTTCGGAATTTATAACTTTAGGTGATATAAGTAATTTAGCTTTTTATCAACATATTTCTTATTTTAATTTAGAAACTATTAGTTTGAATGATGAAAAAACTACAATCTTAATAAAACCTCCAGGATTATAAATTAAGTAGTCTAACAATCTTATTTTCATCCAAAATCAATTCCTCCAGTTGTTCTTTTTTAAATTGAATTGCAATATATTTTTTATTGTAATTCGGATCAGAAGTAGGAGGTAATTCTTTTTCTTTTTTCTCAATAGTTTGTTTTCTACGACAAATCAAAGAAGCTAAATTTCTACGCTCCTGGTCCAACTCAAGAGGAGTAAATTTTGAATAATCTTTTTTCGATTCTGTTGGTAAAATACGTTTGTTTTCATTCCAATAATCTAATGAATTTTTATAACGATCAAATTTAGAAATCGATTTAAAAATTTTCAATTGCAATTGATAGGCATCTTCTACATCCAATGGAACTACATCATTTAACTGAATTTTATAACTACAAACTTTTATCCAAGCATTGTAACAATCTTGATAAGCAGAATGCAATTCGGTTGGATATTGCGAGATAAATCCAATAAACGCAGGCTTTGTTGGTTGTATTTCTTCCTTATTTGATTCAGAAACATCTTGGTACTTTTTTTCTTCATCTTGGTACGTTATAGATTCTTTTGGTTTCTGCTGAGAAATCAAATAACTTATTTTAGCTCGATTCTGAAGCGTTGGTAATTTATGCCGATTAGCTATTTTATGATCTCCTCCGTTCTCGAGATAAAATTGTATATTTTCTTCGTGTATTTTCATTTTTTATGATATAAAAAAACCTCGCTATTTGCGAGGTTTAAAAACCTAAACTACTATATGAATGAAATTCTACTTCGCTTTGCGAATGGTTGAATTTATACTTTTTAAAACTTCTTTCAAAACTTTTAATTCAGAACTATAATTATATGGTTCTCGAATTTTTATAAGCTCTCTTATTTCTGCAATCGATAATTTTTCGACCAAAGATTTACCTGTTGATTTCATAGCAAGAACAGGCGTTCCTGTTTTCCAAATTTCGAAAGCATCTTCAGGAACTTCATCAAGTTTTATTGAAGTTCCATCGGCTCTATGCAATATAGAACCGACAGCAACTGTTAATACAAAAAATTCTTTCATATTCTATCCTCCAGAACCAACAGGCGTATCAGCCAATTCTAAGATATCACCATCAAATGCCCAAAGTGCATCATTTGCAGTAACATTGAATGCAGTTCCAGAATTCTCGTCATATTTCTTAGCAGTAGTCGCATCTGCTTTGGTCATATACGCTTCTAAAACTACCCATTTTTGTCCTGCAGAATCTTCAACCACATAACACATTGGAGTGTTTTTGTGACGCTTTATGAAACCTACATTTTCTTTCACAAAATTAGGAATCATTCCGTCAAATTGAGCTTGATCTTTCATGTTACCTTTCGCACCAACTAAATTTGATTTCAATTCGTTTTCGTCGATAACTAAATCAATGCGTTTAAAACCTTTTGTTGTTTCAGGCTCTAAAGCAGTCAAAGTAATACTTTCTGCGTATGGCGTATCTTGAGTTAAAGTCGGTTTTGTTATCGTTTTTAACTGTGCCATAGGAATATACCAGCATTTCGCTTTTACACCTCCTACATTGGCTTTATTAGGACAGTAAGTTAAATTTTCTGTCCTTACCGTTGCAAATGAACAATCTTCTGCCATAGCTTTATTTTTTTACGATTAAACTTGAATTCCCACCGATAAGCTGAAGCTTCAACTCATCATCTTTTGCAATTTCTTTTTGTGATACTCCTTTTCCGTTCAACAAAATATGTTGTGGAGCTGATGCTGTAAATTGATATTTTTCACCTTCGAATTCGAAAGCAACTGGATCTACTTTTTTATCCGATTTTACTTCAGACTTTTGCTCCAAAGCATTTTCGCGAGCGTCTAAATCAGCCTTTCTTTTTTGAAAAAAATCAATATCAGCTTTAAACTGAGATTTCTCAGTTTCAAAAGCTTCTTTCTCTTTTTCGAAATTTGATTTTTCGTTTTCGAATTTTTCTTTATCTAAAACAAAAGTCTTAGCATCTTCAGCTAATGCTTCATCAAGTAATTTTAAAGCTGCTTCTTTTTCGATAAGCTGCTCCTCAGTTAGAGGTACAGCTTTTTGTGTATCTTTTGCCATATAAATAGATTATACAGTTAATGTTAACTCGTTAGGGTAATACAATGCATTTTGCTCTGCATCGTTCAATCCACGTTTTTTCAACGCGTCCGAAGTCTCAATAAATACATATTGATTAACAGCGAAATCATATCCTAAATGGAATTGGATAAAGATTTTCATTTGGTAATCTTGTACTTGTACATCATCGATTTGCGCTGGATTATCTTTACGATCGTAAATACGGAATAAGTTTCCATCAACCCAAGCAATCATTTTCGTAAGACCAGGAACTCCAATTAAATCGCGTCCGTATTTCGTTTTTTTACGATAAGCTGCATTATAATCTACCGTTTCATTTGCAGGAGTTTCACGAGCTTCAACGTAATCAAAGAATAATTCCAACGGAACTAAAATTTGCTTAACTGGAACGCCTTGAGGTAATCCACGCTCGAAAGCATTTACTTTTGCAATTGGATCGTTTGCCAAAGACGCATCAACAGGAATTAAGAATCCAGGATTATCGGCATCAGTTGCAATTCCATTCACCACTTCATCAACTCCGTTCATGATTTTTCGTAAATCAGGTGTGTCAGAACCAACCTGCGTTGGATCATATTTAGAAACAATTGAAGCAATTGCTAATTCTGATGTGATTTTTTCAGAAATCATATTTACCAAATACTTAGAAATTGGCATTTGATCTGGAGTTTTTTCCTCTTCGTATAAATCTTCAACCCAAGATCCATAAATATCATAAGGATTGACTCCGAAGTTCACTTTCAAATGGTAGTTTTTAGCTACTTTATTATTGAACTGTGCTGTTCCGAAATCGGTCCATTTATCCGAAAAAGCTTGTAACAAATTCGTCATCAAAATTGATGGAAACGAATATTTTCCTTTAACTTTTGATAAAGGTTTTGCAAACTGATTTAACAAAATTTCTTTTGATAAAACAGCTGGAGTTAACGCCATCGGATTTGCATTTCCGTAACGAATAACTTCATTTTTAATATCTTCTACTTTAATACTACCTTTTGCCATTTTATATAGATTTAATCGATTTGATTGTGTTCAGCGCCAGCATCGAAGAATCCTTCTTTAAATTCTTCCTCGTCTTCTTGCTTGTCTTTTCCGTCCGTCTTATGGAAAGAATGCTGATTTTTAGATTCTCCGTATTCCGTACATTTAGCGCTCAAAGCCTCTACAGCTTCAGCAACAGTTTGTCCTTCTACAGTCTTTAATCCGTGTAATTCGAAAGCAGCACTTAATGCTTCTTGCGTTGCAGTTTCATTTGCTTGAAGAGTTGCTAATGTCTCAGCATCTTCAGCAGAAGTTTGTTTTTCTAAGGCATCTTCAATTTTTTGAAGATCCTCTTCATTTAAGCGAACATGCTTTTTTTCATTCTTGAAAAAATTAGAATGAAAAACAAAAGCCTGAATGCCTAATACAGCTAATACTCTTTTCATGATTATTTAAAATTTGTTTAATGCATCTTCGAGAGTTCCGATTTCATCGATTAATCCAACCGCCAAAGCTTCTTTCGGTCCATAAGTTTTGCCTTTGAAAACCAAGTCATCGTCCTGGATAGATTCGCTCAGATTTTCTTTCATTCTTCCAATGAAATCTTCTGTTAATACACGAAGTCTTTCCTCGTAAGCTTCCTTATTACCAGCTTGTAACTCGCGGAACTCTTTATTTTTTTCTGTAGATTGCGGCGCGTATAATTCATAAATGGTAGCTCCCCATTTTTCGAACATTGCAGAGAAATCTTGATACGACATCATAGTTCCGATAGAACCAATCATATCTGCATATGGAGAAGCCATACGCATATTTGCGCCTGAAGCAATATCCATTGCTGCCGAGCACATATAACCATTTGTAAATGCAATAGTCGGTTTCGATAAACCTTTGATTGTTGCAGTAAGTTCAGCAGTACCTGAAACCATTCCACCTCCCGAATCGATATTCAATACAATTCCTGAAACTTGCGGATGTTGATCCAAATTTTTCAGAATTGAAATCATGTCTTGCGTACCTAAATAGTAGTAAGAACTATACTTCATGATAGGACCGCTAATATTTAATACAACAGGAAAAACATCAGCTCCTAAATCTTGAGCTTCGGAAGCTTGTAGTTCTATATTTTTATGTGCTTTTTCGACAATTTTCTCAGCAGATAAGAAGTCTTTTTGCTGATATCCTAAAATGATTGTAGGAATTATCGACAAGAAAAAAGCCTTGTCAATGGCTAAAGGTGTGTTTATAAAATTATTTTGTCCGTGTTGCAT